GATTCATTTGAAGATAATCCTATTGATTTTTCTCCACTTATTAAAACATCACCTGTATTTAAATTATCACTATTAGCATTATTAGCATTTAATATAATTCTGGATGAATTTAATATTATTTGGGGTTGAGTATATTCTGAAGATTTTTCTGGAGTTTTTTTATATGAATTAAAATTTTCATTAGCTAAACTAAAATTAGCTATCTTTTGATATGAAGTTAAATATATTGAAGATAAATCTTCACTTATATTTTCTACATTTGTTGGATTTTCAGAGGCTTGTCCATTACTAATAATAGTAATAGGATCTCCTTTTTCTCCACTTTCAGACCATTTATTTGCAAAATTTGGATTTGTATTTCCTAATCTTATATTATTTCCAAATCTTCCTTCAAATATTACATCTCCTGGGAGTGGTAATAATGGGATTATATTTTGTATTTTTGAAGGGGAAAAATAATTTTTATTATTTGGATCAGATATTTGAGGACTTTGTTCTATAGAATTTAATGATGGGTTATTCCAAATATTTAAAGAAGTTAAATAATAAACTGAATTGTTTACAATAGAAGATTGTAAATCATTTTTAATTAAAATAACAGCCTCTCCTGCTACAGGAATAGATTTAATAAATGAAAATAAAGGAATAGCTCTAATTGTACTAAAAGATGTCCCTTGAGAGAAGACTAAAATTTCACCTGTGTCTTGATTAGTTACTTCTGTTACTGTACCAACAATATATGGGGTTTTAGATGATTTACCATTCCTAGTAGGAATAAATGGTAAAGGTTGGGCATTAGCCATACCTTTAACAAAACCAGTCCAACCATAATTAGTAATCATTTTTTATCGTTTAATTTATTAATTTCCTTAAGGAGTTGTTGTTTTTCTTCTTCTGTCATACCAAACCCTTCTTCTTCGGATTTATTAGTAGAAAGTGCTCTTTGAATTATAGTTGACATTTTTATTAATTGTTCATCATTTTTAATACCTAATTCCATATATTCTTTTATTAATGGAACAATTAACGTAGCATCGCCAAGATCATTGATTAAAGGTTTTAATTCACCTATTAAAGCCATGATTTGGGTTTCTTTTTTCTTTTGGTTGTCGTATATTTCTTTGAGAATATCAGAGAATTTTTTCTTACCAAATATATTAGAATCTAAATTACTCATATACTTATATTTTTTATAAATATAGAAGTTAATAAGAATTAAAAATTAATATATTCGTTATCTAAATAAAATTGGTAATGTTTCCTAAAAATTTTATATAAAGAACCAGCTATTTTAGTAATTTTAGGTGTTTTAGCATCAGGTACCATTTCATGTAAATAAACATATAATGCTTTTTTATTGAATATATCGATGCTTTCTCGTTTTCTAAATAATTCTAACACAGAATCTGCAATTTGTGCGTCATTTTTTTTAGGAAAATATTCATAAAGATTAACACTAACATGTTCTACATATTCATCTAAAAACCAAGATAATCTTTCATTATATGGTGTATCTTGTTCTGAGGAAAATGTTTCTTCATTATTAACATCTGTAACAGGGACTTTATTTATTTTCTTTTTATAATTTTTTTCATTATATAATATACACCATCTTTTGACAATAGTACCAAAATAAGAAAAGGCTTTAGCCCCTTTATCTGGATTAAATAAATGAATTTTAGATAATAAAAATACAATTATTTCATGTTGTAGATGTTCTAAATTATCTACTTCAGTATGATAAAATTTAAATGTATGGATTATATTTTGAGTTAATTTAAAAAACCCATAATGGATTTTTTCTTCATATATTTTACTTTTTTCTTTAGGACAGGTTGTGTTATTATATAATATTATAGCATCTTCTGTTTCTTGAGTAAAATAATTCCGTTTCTTGGCTTTTCTAGGCATTATAATTATGGTTTTCTGACATTGAATTCACTTAGGATATTTTGGATTTTTTTAATCCCTTCATATATAAAACCTACTTCGTCATCTTTTTCAAAAATTCCTCTTGCATCTACTTCTTTTAATTTTTTATCTGAAGCTTCAATTACACGAGAAAGTCTATCTAAATATTCCATATAACCTACTAAAACATCTTCTTGTTTTTCGTTTTTTCTTAACAAATTAAAAGTCGTATATCCTAAGATTACGACTAATACTGAAAGGGTACTAATTATTATTGTATAAATCATTATAAATTGTCTAACATGTTCTTTAGACCATCACTTTTTATTGAACCTAAAGCTTTAACTTTAGTTGATAGTTTTTTAGAACTGTTTGGTTTCGTCCAAAATGTAAAATTCTTCTTTGTGTTAGCCAAGTTTTTTTTACCTTCTTTTAATTTAGGTAACCATTCACGTTCAAATTCAATACGAGCAGCCATTAAATCAGCCTGATGGAGTATAAAAGGTAAACATGTTCTTGGTTTTTGTTCTGGCATGTATGCTTTAAGATATTTAGTATTTGCTTCATCATATAAACCATCATGAGTTTGGATAGCTAACATTTCATTAAATGTATATTGAATCCCATGGGATTGAAGCATAAATAAACCTCTATCTGGAACTGAAGCAAATGGTACTTTAGAATTAAACATATAATCCTCTCCTAATTTATCTTTTCTCCATTGATCAGTCTGGGGTATATAAGATTCTTCATTTTCATCCCCCATTTTTCCTAAATCATGATTAATAGCTGAAAATACTAATTCTTCAATAGTAAAAGTAGACATATCTGCCCCTTCAACTCTCCATAATTCATATTGTTTAACAGCACAACGAATTACTCGATTAACATGTTCAACATATCCACCTGGGAATGAATTATGATATTCTTTTTTATGAGCCGCAGGCATTAATACAATACGTTCTTCATATTTATTGTAAAATTCTAATAATTTATCCTTACGTGGTTCTGAGATAAATTGATCAATATATTTAAGTAATTGTTTCCAATTTGATTGGATTTGTTCTGGGGTTAGAGTCATAACTATTTTATTTTTTACCATTTGTCCTCTGGACAAGATTTATTTTTCATTTTGGTTTTAATATCCATGAAACAAAAACAGACTTTACACTGTCTTGTAGGATGAAAGAATTTTTCACATTCTTCACACATTTTTATTCTTTCTTGAGCCGTGTATATTTTTCTATTATTATTTTTTTCTTTTTGAAAATTAAACATTTTTTAAACGTTTGTTTGAAGTTAATAAATTTATTTTAGGGAAACAAATATTTTTTAAGGATATGTTTCTTCTATAAAATTTTGTAATTTTTTTAAAAAAGCACATATTTCATACTCTTCAATAGATTCAAAATATTTAATAGATCCTACTAAACATTCAATTATTCCTTTTTCTTTGTGGTTATGTAAAGCTAATTTCCAATCATCATCATTTAAATCACATTCTTGAATCCAAGAAAGAGCTCTGTTATACATCATAATTTCACTAGCTTCATCTACTCCTGATAGGTTGATAGGGTCATTAGATGTTTTAAAAAAACCTAATAATTGTTTAGTAAAATTTTTACCATTTTTAATCATTTTACAAAACATTCCAACTTTAAAATGAGGAGTTTCTTTAAAAACATCCAAAGAAGAACTATAATTATCCCCTATATTATCATCCTCAGGCAAACCAAATAAACCAAAAATTCCTTTTATAGACATAATCTTTTATAAGTATTAATTAATTTAAAGCATTGAATCTTTCTATTTTTGATTTAATATCAATTATTTCTTGTTCCGTATTATCAATTTTTTGTTTCATTTCATCATATGCCTTAATAGGATTAATAAAATTTTCATTACCTGGGTGATAAGCCCATAATTCATCTAATAAATTATAATCAGCTATTAAAAGATTTTGTAAATCAATAATTTTATCTTCTAATTCTTGTTTATTCATGATCAATTTATTATAAATATTAAAATCTAGCAGTACCTTTAGCTGCTCCACTTTTATACCAAGGTAGACCTTCTCGTTGTTTACATCTTTCTTTCCACTCAATTTCTGAGAATTTTATACCATATAAATAATATTCACGTTTTCGTGTATTACCCTCTGGTATTAATGCGGGTCCTTCCCAATTATGTAATTTACCATCAAACACATGTCTAATAGATCCATCACTTGTTTTTACAATCCTACTTTTTTCAAATTTTTCTTCCATAATTTATAATTTATCTTTTAAATCATCTAACATTTTATATATAACTAAACTCGCTGATATTTCATGGATTTTATTCCAAATTTTCCAAACAAAATAAATTGAAAATAAACCAAAAACCAATAATAAATAATCTATATTTACAAAAGAAAATAAAACCAATAATACTTCTAAGAATACTACTATAATTATTAATTCTAATATACGTATATATTGCCGGAGTTGTTTTTCAAATAATTTTATTTTTTCTTTAATTTCTTGAGATGAAATATTTTCAGGAATTTTAATTAGTTTCATCTGCTAAACTATCACCAATTAAACACCCCCCAAAAAAGTATCCAAACCCAGCAATTAAACAAAATCCACAAAATAATGAAATTGTTGCAATTGTAAAAGATAATAATGAAATCATTAACTTAGTTTTAGTACTTTTTTTTAAATTTTTAAATAATTCTAACATAACCTTAATTTTTAATTTGATGTAATATACAAAAAGGAATTGTGGTCTCCAAATAATTCTTAAAAAGCTCTCCTACTTCCCTATACAACATTATAATTAATACGTATATATTAACTTATTTAAACATCTATTTGAAGAAAAACACCACCTGTTGCCCTCATATAAATAGACCCACTATTAATAGCAACATCAGGTTTCCAAGTAAAAGATTTATTTTCCCCAACAGGAATAACAAACCCAGAATTATAACTACTAGTAATCATAGAGCCACTAATACTACCACCTGTAGTTAAATCACT